CTTGGGGCGGGTCAGGCTATGACTGGAATCTACAATTAAGTAAACCAGTAAAAATGGATTTTTGGAGGAAATAGTGGCTGATAGAAAATTACAAGATACATTAAATGTAGCCAGTGCTTTTTTAATAGAAAAAGAAGGAGGTAAGCAACATAAAGTAGATGGAGGATGGAGAGTTTATGAAGATGAAGTAGTCAAGAAAAAAACTGGTAAGACCCTTCCTACTGTTGGTCCAGGTCTAACTGCCAAAGCTGTTAAAGATTTAGAAGGCATGAAAGTAGGAGATATTATTGATGAAAGAAAGATAACTAGTTTATTTAAAGATACTCTGGGTACAATCAATACAGAATTGGAAAAAGAATTTGGAGGGACTTATCAAGATTTAAGTTCTAATGAACAAGCCGCTGTAATGTCTTTAATTTATAATGTTGGAATGACTAATTTTAAAACTGGCGGTAAGAAAGAAGGGACTACAAAAGCATACAGAGCATTAAAATCTGGTGATTATGACACATTTAAAAAAGAATCCTTTGACCCAAGAGTTGGTTTTGTTCGTTCTGGTGGTCAGGTTGTTAAAGGATTGCAAAATCGAAGGAAATATGAACTTGAACTTTTTAATAAAAAAGGTATTAAGAATATAGCTATTAGTGCTAGAGACGAAATAAAAAAAAACGCCGCAAATATCGCCTTCGAAAAAATGGAAAGAGTTAATAAAGAAAGTGATGTCAATATTGCTTCCTATCAACCAACAGAGGCTGAAAGAGTACAAAGCGAAATGGAAGAGCTAATGTCAAGAGGAAGAGCTGAATCAATTTCAAAAAGACGAAAAACATAATGGGTAAATTTGTGCCATCAGAAAGTTCAAAAGAGAAGGCTTGGAAGAAATCTTTTTTTGCTAGAGATAAGACTGGTGTAATGTATACAGCAATGAGAAATGATGAAACAAAAGAGATGTTCTATTCTCACCCTACAAAACCCTATCTTTATGATAGTAGCGGTCAGTTAATAGGATATAGAGGGTCTGATAATCAAGCACATTTTGGTGCTCCAAAGAAGGGATGGGGTTCTAATAAAGAAAAGATTAAGAAAGCTGAGAATGTTGGATCGATTGTTAATAAATATTTAGGTACTGGAACCGGTACTATGGCTCAATTAGGTACTTATTCTGATGTAAAATCTCCACTTAGTAAAACAACTGGTCCCGAAGATATAAGAAGACCAAAAACAGAAGATGCTATTATGCAAGTTCTAAAAGAAGTAGATAAACCGAGTTTTTAATTATGGCTACACAAAAAGAAAAAGCTGCAAACAATAAACAACTATGGGATAGAGCAAATAATGCTCATAGGAGCAGATGGGCTTCATTAAGTCAAAAGTCTTATGATTTTTATTTGAATGAGCAACTCAGCAAAGAAGAGGAAGATGCTCTTACTGAAGCTGGGATGCCTACTTTCACTATCAATAGAGTTACTCCAATTATTGAAACAATGAAATACTTTGTTACTGCTAATAATCCTAGATGGAAAGCAGTTGGAGTAGAGGGAAGCGATACAGATGTTGCACAAGTACATTCTGATATTGCTGACTATGCTTGGTATAACTCGAATGGTAAATCTTTATACGGTCAAGTCATACTTGATAGTTTGACTAAGGGTATTGGATACTTTCTTGTTGATGTTGATAAAGATGCTGATAGAGGAAAGGGAGAAGTAGTATTTAAAAGAATAGACCCTTATGATGTTTTTGTAGACCCAATGAGCAGGGACTTCATGTTCAGAGATGCTAACTTTATTATAGTAAGAAAGAATCTCTCTAGAACACAGTTAATGCATTTGTTTCCCAAGTTCAAGACTAAGATTAAAGATGCTGCTGGTGAGTCTGAGACTGTAAGTTATTCTCAAAGGGATACTGTAGTATCTCAAAGTATACAAGCTGAAGATATTACAATGGGATTGACAATAGAAGGTGAAGATGATGATATTGTTTCATACTATGAATGTTACCAGAAAGTAAAGATTCCTTATGTAAATGTATTTGTAAAGATTCCTCCAACAGAAGAAGAACTTGAAGAAATCAGAAGACTTGTCTCTGTACAGCTTGAAGAGTTTCAAAAAGAAACAGAAGTGCAGTTAGCTGAGAAACAAAAACAAATACAAGAATCGTTACAGGCTGGTGAGATTATAGAAGAAAGAGCTAGGCTTGAGCTTGAACGTGCTCAAAAAATGTCAGAGCAAGCAGTCCAAGAGAAGAGGGCTGAACTCATGTCAATGGCTCAGGATAAAGCAACAAGGATTGAACAGAAGGTTATTACAAAGAAAGAGTATAATATTTTAATAAAGAATGAATCTGTTGCTACTAATATTGTTGAGGCGATTGATTTTCACGAAGATAGAATAAAAGTTGTGTGTAGTGTTGGCGACGATACCTTTTTGTATGAATATTTGTTGGCACAAAAACAATATCCAATTGTTCCCGTTCCCTACACATATACAGGCACTCCATATCCAATGAGTGCTGTTACTCCATTAATAGGTAAACAGCAGGAAATAAATAAGGCACATCAAATAATGCTTCATAATGCCAACCTTGCCTCTAACTTGAGATGGTTATATGAAGAAGGCTCTGTACCAGAGGGTGAATGGGAGCAATATGCTTCTGCACCCGGTGCTTTATTGAAATATAGACAGGGGTTTCAACCTCCGACTCCTGTCTTACCTGCTAGTATCAACAATGCTTTCTATACTGTTACTCAAGAAGGAAAGCAAGATGTAGAGTATATCGCTGGTATCCATTCATCCATGATGGGAATATCACGGGCACAACCAGAAACATACAGAGGTCTACTGGCTAATGATGAATATGGTACACGAAGAATTAAAGCTTGGATGGGAAATACTGTAGAACCTTCTCTTGAGCATCTTGGTCGTGTTTTTAAAGAAGTAGCTCAGTCTACTTACCAGATTGATAAAGTATTTAGAATTGTACAGCCTGAAGCTGGTCAGACACCAGACGAACAGGAAAAAGAAATAAGAATTAATATCCCAGTTTATAATGATTATGGACAAGCTGTTGGTAAATGGATGGATTATTCATCTGCTAAGTTTGATGTAAGAATTGTATCTGGGGCTACGATGCCAGTTAACAGATGGGCACTACTTGAAGAATACTTCAGGTGGTTCCAATCTGGCTTAATTGATGATGTTGCAATGGTTGCTGAAACAGATATACGAAATAAGAAACAACTGCTTCAGAGAAAATCATTATACTCTCAGTTACAACAACAACTTAATTCTATGCAGGAAACTGTAAAAGATAAAGATGGAACTATTGAAACATTAGAACGTCAATTAGTACAGGCTGGTATTAAGAATAAGATTCAGACTGGAAGTCTTGAGAGTAAGAAGAGTGTACTTGATACTCAAGCACAACAAAAACTACTTAGACATCTTATGAAAGGTGAATACGATACAGCTAGAAAGCAACTAGAAATGGACATGAAAGAAGTTGCTCGTGATGTAAAAGCAACAGAAGAAGGCAACATGCCAAATGTTGAAGAAAAGTAGTTTTTTTTTGGTTCCAGCAATATTAATTTAAATAACACAAAAGGAGAACAATGAGTATGGAAACACAAGTAGATAACACATTGGAGCAATCTGATGTCCTCGAAAGTAATACTGCAGAACAAGCTGGTTCAGATGACTTTTTTGCTCAACTGGATAACAGTGTAAACTCAGGTATACTCGAAGAAGCTGACACTTCTGTATCATCTACGTCGGGCGATAACAAGCCTCAGAACAGTAAGGGCGAAGGTCAAAAACAAAGTCCAGACGAAGTCGAGACTTTGAGGCAAAGATATGCGGATTCAAGTAAGGAAGGCAAACGTCTGAATGGTCGTTTGAACGAATTAGAACCGTATGTGCCTATAATTAATGCAATGAAAGACGACCCTAATTTGGTTTCTCATGTGAGAAATTATTTTGAGGGTGGTGGTCAAGCACCAAAGAATATGAAAGAACAATTGAAATTAGACGAAGATTTTGTATTTGACCCAGATGAAGCTGTTTCAGAACCTGGTTCTGACTCTGCTAAAGTGTTGAACGCAACAATTGATGGAGTAGTCCAGCAAAGGTTGAATGATACATTAGGCAGACAAAAAACTGAAAATAAGCGATTGTCTCAGGAATCCGACTTTCGTCAACGCTTTGAAATGGGCGAAGATGAATGGGGAGATTTTAAGACATTTGCTAAAAACAAGACTCTCACTCTTGATGATATTTACTATCTTAAGAATAGAGAATCTCGGGAAACGAATATAGCTAAAGACGCAAGTACACAAGTGGCTCAGCAGATGAAAAATGTAAATGAACGTCCGCAGTCACTAGCAACTACTGGCAGTCAAGAGGTCGAAACTTCACAAGAAGATCAAGTGTTTGATTCTATTTTAGGTATTGATAAGCATTTAGATTCGGCATTTGGTTAATTCATTGCCATATGCCTTAAGTTAAAATAAGGAGAAGGCTAAATGGCTGACTTATTTCAACTCGAGTCAACTGCAGATGTCTCGTCTGGTGGTTCCACTGGACAGCCCTTATACGGGCAAGACCTCAACACTGGTGTCCTTCGCAGAAAATATAATTTTGGAGATAGAGTTTCTGAGCTTCAAATAGCTCAAGACCCTTTCTTCCGAATGGTATCAAAACTTGCGAAGAAACCGACAGATGACCCCGAGTTCAAATTCACAGAGCGTAGACCATCTTTTCATAAAAGATATTCCTACGCAACTGCATTTAGTGCAGATAATACTACATGGGTAGAAGACCTACAGAACACAAATGCTACTGAATACGATGAGCATGAAACTGCAGGAACTACTACATATGTAAAACTCGCAACTGACTATAAAAAATCTGGAAACACTGGTAATGTTTATGGTCAATCTGGAAATGAAGTTGTAATTGGTGCTGATGGTACTCAACCTCAATTTTATTTACCAGGACAAATGATTAGGTTGAACTGGTCTGATGCTGCTGGTGGTGCTGTAAAATCTTATAGTATTCTTCAAGTTAAATCAGTAACACTTCAAGATGAATCAACATCTCCTCCAACTGCACATACGCATGGAGAAGCTGTTATTCTAAAAGGTGAAGTTGTTAAAGCTAAAGATGCTGGTGATGATTATTTTGCTGGACCTTTAGGTGT